CGCAACAGTCCCTGAGGGTAAGCCCGTCAGGTAATAAAAGGCAATAGTAGGACTCCCTGACGCGGGCGGATTACAAGCAAGAGAGTAAGTTGCAGCCCCCGCCAAACCCGGCAGGGACAGAAGGATCGCCAAAAATGCGGTTGCAATGAGTTTTTTCATTCGTTTCTCCTTATCCGGGCAGGCTCCAGGGAGTGCCGACAAGCGGTACATTAATCGCGTAGAACATCTCGTCTCCAATGTATGTTGCCTCGCCGTCGTCCGGCCCAAGGTATTCTCCGAGTTCGGCCATAGCCTCGTCGAACTCGGCATGGTAGGCGCCGGCGTTATTTTTCTTAGTTTCGTCCTGCTCGATTTTCTTCCAGAGTTTCCATTTTGCGTACCCGGCCAGAACTCCATCGTGGAACTCGTCGGGAAGTCCATCGGGTGTTCCGTCCAGATTCGTCAAGGTCATCGGGACCGGTTTGCGAAAATACCAAAGGTTCAAAGTATCTCCGGGGAAACCGGGATTAGGCTGATAATAAAGTAGGGTCCCCTGGCTTCTGAGAGTGCATCTTTCCACGTTCCCGTACTGATCGAGCATGGGGTAATAGCGCATGAACTTTACAAAGGATTTCTCGAAATAAATCCGGTTCTGAGTTGCAACGCTCGTCACATATTGAAGATTGCGGTGATAGTCTAAAGGCATTGGCACAAGGGGGTTGTTTGGATCAGTCGCAAGCGTTCCGCTTTGAGCTAAATCCGGAAGAAGATACCTGGTCGCCGCCTGTCGGTATAGGGCTTCGTTCAGATACCGCAGAATCACGGCATTTGTGAAACTGCCACCGTGAACATCTTCAATAACGGAATCGAGTAAGTCTTGAAGCGTCGCCATACCCGTTTGCCTTTTTAGAGAAGCCGCCCCTCCTAAGAAGGGCGGCGGTTACATCACGCTACATAACTAGGCCGGGAGACTTAAATTTTGGTGTAAACAATGAGCCTTCCGATTGTTGCAAACGAGTTGACCTACCCACCGTGAGTTTGCGATCATAAGATCGGGCTGAGTGGGAGAAATCATCTGCCACACGGGTTTAGTGAAAGGATAATCCCGGTGGGTTTTGATTTTGATAAACCGGGTGTTCATGGCGTAAAGCGTATTGGCGGCGGCCTTATCGTCTGCAACGACCGGGGCCTCGCCAAACTTCACGTTCATAAAACCTACCCGCAAAAGTTCCTCATCCTTGTAACGCGCCTGGATTTGCAGGGTTGATTCGTACCCGTCCCGCAAGGCCTCTGTGGTCACATAGAGATCGGGCTTTTTGGCAATCGACTGCCCAATACTGGCGGTCCTGCGGATGTTTTGAAGGACCGGAAAGGAAATCGCCTCGGAAGTCGTAATGACGTTCGCCGCCCAGGTAGGCATATCATTTTGAGCGATCTGCCCATACAGGTCGGCCCCGTTTGTATCGAACATGTTCCCAAGACCTACCCATCCCAGGTCTGCGCCTGCGCCGGTATAACCGTTGGTCTGGAAGATGTTGGTCCCCATGTTGTCGCGGATGGTCGTCTGGATGTTCTTGATCTTCGAAAAGGCCAGATCGACCATAGCTTCACGCCCGGCATTTTGCACCTGATCGTTTAAATCAATCAGGTTGTCGGCGTGATAGCCTGCCCATGGGAAGCGCGCGGCGTTGAGAATCGTCGCTTTGGTTGTCGAAAAAACCGTGGAGGTCCCGTATGTGCCGGTATTGGAAGGTGCATACTCAAGGGGAACCCGGATCATCAACCCGCCGTCTACGAGTTCGCCGGCTGTCACCATATCGAGTTCCATCTTTCCGTTGCCCATGAGTTTATAGAGCATGACGGAATCGAAGAAATAGATATCGGTCGGTGTTTTGATCCAATAATCGTCGGTAACGGCCTGTAGTTCAGTCAGACTAAGACTCATGACATTACTCCTTTGTTCCTATAACAAGCAGCTATCTGCCGCCCCTTACTTTGTCGAGGGCCGCAAGCATCGACTGCTTGAGTTCGCGTTGGTCCAGTGTCTGTTTTACGTTCTGATCTCTCATCGACGCACCCGGTTTAGAAATCACCGTATCGGCAATGGTCGCGCCCTGAGCAAGTTTGGCAACTTCGGACTTTCCTTTTTCATAGGCTTCAGCAACAGCCGCATCGCGCCCGGCGGCAAGAGCCTTAGTGTCCCGGTCGTGCTTCCATGCGAAATAGGCCGAGAAGTTGTCATGCAAAGGGCTTGACACCTTTATCGCTTGGAAATCCGGGGAGGCAAGAGCCTCATTAAAGTCCGGATGCTCTTTTAAAAACGCGGTTTGTGCCGAGTTGGTTTCCTTCTGCTGGTCGTACTGCTGATACATCTGAGCAGCATCGGCCAGCGTTTGTTGCCTGGTGATCTCCGAGACCAGTCGAAGGCTCTCCGACATGCCGATGTCTCCGTTTTCCAGCTTCTGCTCGATTGCGGAAAGTTCAGCATGGAAGTCCCGGCCTTTCGGCTGTTCGGTTTCTTTAGCCGGTTGAGCCTTGTTCATCGTATCAAGGCTCTTGGATAAAACTTCGTTGTGCTTGCGGAGGTCTCCAAGCTCCGAAGATTGTCTACTGTGAGCAGTTTCCAGCTCCTGATACACTTTGGCTATTTCGGCCGGAGATTTACCCTGGAATTTCTCAGGCAAGTCCGGCTCTTGTTTCACTCCGGCGGGATCGAGATCGACGTTTACATCCGGATTTACTGCTCCCATGTTCTTCTCCTTGCAGGCCCTCGTAGGGGTTGTCTGCGGTTAAAGGATCAATATCCAACTAGAACAAGGAACCCTGTTGCAGCGCCCGTCACCGTGACCGCCGTTGTCGAAACGGATGTGGCTACACTGGTTGCAACCGCACTTGTGGCGATAGCGTTAGGGGTCTTGCTAAAAGCGACCGGGAAAGTGTAAGAAGCCGTACCGGACAGAGCAGCGCAATAGATCACGACCATTTTGAAAGAAGACCCGATAAACGGTTGCGAGAAAGTGGCAGTTCCCGAGGAGCTTCCGTTCACAACGGTTTGCGCTGCATCGGGGGAAAGATAGCCGCCCGTGACGAGTCCTGGGCCGGAGAGTTGCGCGAATGCCGGATTTGCCAGTGCGAAAACAAAAACCAAAAGAATTACTGCGAATAATTTTTTCATGTGTGTCCCTCCTAGCCCGTGGCTATTGTGTGAGTATCTTTCAATTTCTTCCTCCATTGCGTCCGGGTGGTTATGGGTTCTTCCAATCCGAGGGCCAATCTATCCGAGTCCTGCAAAGCCTCCCTCATCTGATCCCCACCTTCGCCTGACATCCAAACGGGATGATCGTCGAAACTTCCGCCGTGTCCCGCCACAATGACCTTTTTTGCCTTGCACGCTCTAAAGTACCCTTCGCATTCAAAAGCCTTTGCCGGTTCATCAAACAGGCATTGCCTCTCTATTTCTTCCGGGCAGTCGGCCATCTTGAAAAATTCATCAACTTCTTCGCCGCAGGGGAAAGCAAAAGTATAGATTGGCATGGCTATTTCATCAAACCTCCGTCAACCGGCGTTCCAGGGTTCGATCCGCCTGACATACCGGCAGGCAAATCCGCCTTGTACTTATTGCTCGACTGTATGCCCTGCATCTGTTCAGGACTCGCCATAACCCGTTTTTTACCGTCTCCCTGTGCTTGGGCTGCCTGCGGGTTGGTCTTGGCCGTTTGAACGGTTTGAGCGGCCATCTGTTGAATCTGCTGCAAAACATCAGATGGGATTCCGAGATCGGTAAGCACCTGGAGAGCCATTTGAAGTTTGTCACCGCTCATGCGATCCAAAATGGCTTTCCAGTCTTTTATGTTCATGCCTTCCAAAAGGGCTTGCGTATCGACGGCGCCCATCTGGAAGAGTTCTTTCAGGTCTTGCTGTTGTTGCAGGTTGGTTTTGGCAACGGTGCTTCCCGACTCCACGACGTAATTAAACTGCCTTCCCGCGAAATCGGTTCCCCGGAATTTCTGCGGTGCATCGTTTACTGTGATGGTCTCCGGGATGTAGTGGAAGTTCTGATAGAAGCTGATTGCCCATCTGCCTCGTTCGCGCACCAAGTAGTCCGTTGACCTGACCTTGTGCCGCATGAGGACG